CAATAGTGATGACGAAATATTAGGAACAATTACAATTGATCCAACTGATTCAACCATTCTTCTATATAATGCAAATATTGCAACATTACCTGTTAATACTCTTCCATCGATTATTACCGTTGTGAATCCAGAAAATGTTGCTCCGGGTTATGGATTATCCAATGCAAATATTGGAGATAGTTATTTAATTACTTCTCCGATTGGTTCTGAGTGGCCATATGATACAGGAAATAGTAATGCATCTGCAAATACTAATGATATTATTACTTACACTGGAAATTCATGGGTTACGACCTTTTCAGCATCAAGTAATACTGGAAATATTCAGTTTGTTTTTGATGACACCACAAATTTGCAATATCAATGGAATGGAAATATTTGGATACGCGGATGGAACGGACCTTATGATAGTTCATCTTGGAGGTTAATTTTATAATGAATCTTAATGAATTATATAAACCCAAGATTAATGATAAAGTAATTTCTACAGTAAAAAATGAGTTTTCTGTAGCCGGTGACTTAGATATTGGCCTTGCGAAACTTGGATGGAAACCAATTGGTCAAGGATCATTCAATGTAATATATGCAAATAAAAATAAATCATATGTTCTAAAAATTAACACTACAAGAGATAGAGCTTTTGAAACATATAGTAAGATAATTCATAAAATTCCGAATATACATTTTCCAAAGATAAGTGATGAGAAGCAATTGAAAATTGGAAATAGATATTATAATATTTATTTAATTGAGAAGCTAATTAAAATTCCACGGCAACGTGCAGGTAAGTATGAAGAAATATTTGATTGGGTTTTTCATTTGATAAATTTAGATTATAAATTAGATAATACTGATTTATCTATCGGGTTTGCTAAATTATTGGGATCAACTGGTATTCCATTGCTTTTAAGAAAAAACCCAGAATTGATTAAAGCATTAAAAATAGTTGCTTATGGGGTAAAAAGTCATAGTTTAGATTTACACAGTGAAAATTTTATGCAAAGACAAGATGGAACAGTTGTTATAACTGATCCATATGCTTATTAGGAGATTATAATGTTACTTAATGAATTATACAAACCGAAAATTGGAAATCCTCTAACAACTGCTGTTGCCGGTTATTACAAAACTCCCAACAGAATGAATTCTGATTTATCTGAAAAACTTAAAAAATTGGGATGGACTATGTTGGCTGATCCCGGTGCTTTTAGTGCTGTATATGGAAATCCAAAAAAGAATTATGTTATTAAAATTAATTTGAATCCAGATTCAGCATTTGCTGATTATGCATCTGTAATTAAAAAATATAGAAATAAACATTTTCCTAAAATAAGTGATATGAAGAGCATGAAATTTCCAGATAGAGGATATATGAATACTTATTATGTTTATCTCATTGAAAAACTACATCCAATATCTATGGATAATAAAATATTTGCAAAATTGATATCTCAGATTATGGATATGCCAACCACCAATATTAATGAAATATATAAAATTTTTGAAGAAGATTGGTCAAGAATTAAAAATACTAAAGAAGTAATAGCTTATTTTAGAAAAAATCCATCTTTAGTAAGAGCGGCGAGAATCGCAGGAAGAAATATTGGTGGTCATTGTAATGATATGCATAGTGGGAATATTATGCAAAGACAAGATGGAACAGTTGTTATAACTGATCCATATGCTTTTTAATTTTTAATTAGGGATTTTGTGCCACGAACAAACTTTCCATTATTTCTATTTCGAATACTACTAAGTAATCTCTTCTCTAAATCTTCTGCCATTTCAGCGCCATAATTTTCTTGAATAGAATTAAGAAATTGAATAGCACTGGCTATAATATGAGTTCCACGAGATTCAATGATTAAAGAAGTATCTTGGGTTGGAGCCATATTAATCAATGATTCTAATAATGATTTAGTCTTTTCCTTCATATTAGTATTTATCATTGTTCCAATAAATATAGCATTGCTTGCTCATCAGATAACTTTTCAAACACATCACAATCCTCAGACATTAAGGGAGTATTATATACTCCATCAGAGTTTGCATCAATAAGACGTATTCTTGCAGACCATATATATGTATCTATATCCCAAACATCAAAAAAATCAACAATAATTCCAACCCTACCAGTGGTAGAAATTTTTATATAATCTCCAATCTTTAATTCTACTCTATTTTTATCTTTCATGCTCCTTGATTGCCATTGTCGTTTGGATCGAAATAGGTCTGTTCTAGATAGTAAAGTCTTCCTTCATTAACATCTTTCATTGAAAGTGCTACAAGGTCTTGCTCTTCTTCATCAAAGTCAATATTAATATTATCAACTAAGTCAATTGTTTTCATATTAGAATCCAACCTTTCCTTCTGAATCTGAATCAGCTTTAATTTTCTGTTTCATTTTCTTTAATCTTGCCAAAACTAAATCATAGTCTTGATCAAGGCAACGAACTGCGGCGGTCATTTCACGAAGATGGGCAATACTTAAACCTTCGGTGTCATTGACCCACTTATCTAATTCATCAATATCACCCAAAATATTCTTTAAATATGCATGACGTGCATTTGTTGTTGGCATACCAACAAAAATACGTTCATCAAAGCGACTTGGACGATTTACAATACGTGCTCCAAGTTTATCAGGATAGTTAGTGCTGGCCAACATTACAATATTTTCTACTTGATTTTCTCCATCTAATAGAGCTAATAAATCATGTTCGCCATACTTGTCAATGATTTCATCAATATCTTCCATAATACAGATAATTCTGCGAGTTGGTTCAATACGTCTTATTGCTTCCAATCCCTGTGATGTAATTCGTGGATGATCACACATTACTACGATTCCACCCTTATCTAATAGACATTTGTTTAACAATGAAATAGTTGCGGTTTTACCGGAATTATGATGAACATTAAAATCACCGGTCATATATAAATGATCATCTGATAATGTAAAACCATAATAATTATCAATACCAAGAGATTCGATTGCTTTTATTCCAGTTCTTAAATGATCCTTGTTTGGATTTCCAGCATTTGATTGTTTACGTAATATCTTAGTTGGAATTCTTTGAATATCACCATATATAGAAATCCTAAAATATTGTCCAATAAAATTTCTTGATTTTAATGTTTTTGTTACTTTCTTTATTGTTACTCCAAATCCAAGGCTTCTAGCAAGACGAACAATTTGATTTGAAAGAATTTCTCGTTTTTGAGTTATAGAAAAATAACCTTTATTATTTTTGTTAAGTCGTTTTGATGATGGCCTCCATGAACCTTCATTACCCCCATCAGTATCAATTAATCCAGCTAATATTTCTAATCTATTAGTAATAGATGCAGTCATATATGATTCTGGAATGTGTTTATTTTCAAATATATTATTTTCTTTAAGTAAATTTATAAAACTATTACACCATTTTGCTCCACCATCTCCAGAGAAAAAATAAGTAGAACATAAACTATTTCCTTGTTTGTCTTCGCGTATATGTAAATTATTTTCTTTAGCATATGAAAAAATTAAATTTTTAATTTCTATATCAGCAGTAGTAATTGCTGCTCGATCAGCACTACCGTCGCCTAACCAAACACCTAATAAATATGGTTCTTTTACATTAATAGATGAAGAAAATTCATTTGCCTTAGATCGATATAATTTAAATGATCTTTGGCTACATTTGGTTAAATTAATATATTCATTTACTGTTGTATTAAGAATGGAAGGATATCTATTATCTCGTAATCTTGATCTGGTCAATGATAAAATATGATTTCCATTAACTACAAATGCTTCTCCTTTTGTTGGAGTTATTTTATACATTTCATCTTTTCCTCTACATAAACCAAGAACTGTGCGAGATTTTCCATCTGGGCCTAATAAAAGATCACCAACAATAACATCTTCAACTTTTTTAATAGAACCATTATACATAACTATATCAGTTCCTTTAGCATGACATCCCGGTGGACCCCATAGTAAAATTCCCCTTTTATATAAAAGTCCATGCTTTCTATAACGATCTTCCATATTCCAGAATTTTTGCATACCTATAAGAACTCGTTCGCTTGAATTATCTGGTAATTCAATCAGATTATCTGTAATAACTTTGATTTTCTTAGCAAAAACCCCGCTATCATCACGATCAAAATCATATACGCCGGGAGGAATAGTAGCGCGAGTAATACCTGCTGGACGAAAAATATCATTGGCCCCAACTTGCCATTGTTTAAATTCAAAAGCCTTTTCGTTATCTTCATTGGAATCAATGTCATCCCAAAAAGGTGAAGCAGCCGCTACTTCTTTATTATTTTGAGATTCTCTTCCAGATGATTCATCGGATAGTAAATCATTTAACATATCATCTTCATTTTTCATTATTTTAATAATCCTTTAAGTAGTGATTTATATCTTATGCATGATGCACATATTCCACAATTATTGCGTTTCATTGACGAACAATATGTTATATGTTTTTTATAAATTAATGGTAAATTTTTTATTATGTCTTCTTTTTTAATTTTTATTAATGGAAATTCTATTATCAGTGGTTTAGTTCTTAGTAAATTTAAAGAACTAATAATAGAATAATAATCATTCAAATAACTAATTGAATCATCATTCATTACATATCCAATATTCACTGGTCCAGACAAATAATAAGAAGATAATAACCAAATAGGTGCTTGTTGCATAGTAATATCTGAACATATTTCTCTAACTGAAAATTCAGATAATATACCTTTATATGAAAAATCAAATTTTGATAATAATGGAACCAATTTATTAATTGCTGATAATTCTCGTTTGGTTTGTTGTGTATTATCAGTTAATTTAATATAATAAGCATCAACATGATGTCCTTCACTTAATAACTTAAAGATCATATATGTTGAATCTAAACCACCCGACCATAAACATTGTTTTATCATATACTAATATTTTCTAGCCCCGCTGCACGAATACGTGTAATATGTCCAACCATAAAACTTTTTGTTTCTAATCCCTTCATTATCCCTAAATATAAATTTCTTATTCGTGCAACCTCATTAATTAGAAGTTCATATTCAATAACACTACTTTCTGAATCGCTATATTTTTCGGCATCTCTGCTTGTCAATGCTCTATTATAACCTTCAAGATATTGTTTATAATGTGTTTGTTTAATTTTTCTCAATTGAATGTTCATAAAATTTAATATAGCTTCGATTTCTTGTAGACTGTTAAAAACAGTTTCAGTTTGACCCGGAAGACGTGCCATATTTTGTTCTAAATTACCGTTAATACCAACAAATTTTTTATGATTTTCCAGTTCTTTTTCATAATATGATATGAAATTTGGAATCTCAGATAAATCTTTCGTAATTTTACTATACCACATTAGTCACACTCTTCTGGGTCATCATCAAACATTTCTTCATATTCATCTTCGTCATCTGAAACAATGTTATATGCTTCGGAAAGATCGCTGTCTAGATCGGCAATTGCTTCCTGTTCTTCCTTGCTTAAAACTGATGAAAGATAACTAAACAATTGTTCTGCTGCGGCAGCATGGTCTCTTTTTGGGATATACTCAACCAACAACTGCCAACACTCTGTAATAAGTTCTGGAGTTTCTTTTGTCATTTAATTAGTCCTTTAATATATTTTGAACAACGTGGTTATTTAGTGTATGAATTGATTATAACGCAATTAAAATTTTAAGTCAATGAATAAATACTAGTATAATGAAAATATTTGAATTACGACAACCAAAAATAACGAAACCAATTATCAGTGCTGCCACTAGATTTGTCCGAGATAAAGATAAAGACGAAGACCATGAAAGAAAAATATTATTTAAAAAACTTGCTAAACTTGGTTGGACATTTCTTGATAAAGGTGCTTATAGTTCTGTCTATACAAATCCAAAAAAGAATTTTGTTTTAAAGATTAATGATTGGGTTGATGGTGGTTATGAACATTATGTTGAAGTTATAAAAAATCATCCAAATATTCATTTTCCTAATATTGGTGATATGAAAATTATGAAAATTGGCACTTTAAATTATTATGTTTATCTTATTGAAAAATTACAAACAGTTGAATCTGTAAAAGCTCGAAATTTAGCTGTTGCATTAGATAGAATTATGGATTGTTGGGGAGAATCAAATCGTGAAACATTTGAAACACTATTCTATTTTAATTGTTTATATTCTACAATAAATTATTTAAAAGAAAATCTATCTTTAATAGAAGCAACAAAAATTGTTGGACAATATAAAGGTAATAGATATCTTGACATGCATGGTGGAAATATTATGCAAAGACAAAATAGAACAATTGTTATAACCGATCCCTATTGTTAATAAGGAAAATAATGAAAATATTTGAATTACGACAACCAAAAATAATAAAACCGATATTCACAGCTACTTCTGAATATTTTAAAAATAAAAGTTTAGATGCTGATGGAAAGATATTATCTTTAAAACTTTCTAAACTTGGATGGACATATAATAATAAAGGTTGTTTTAGTTCAGTATATACAAATCCAAATAAGCGATTTGTTTTAAAAATAAACAATAGACCAGATCGAGGTTATGCTCGATATATTGAAATTTTAAAAGATAATCCAAATATTCATTTTCCTAATATCGGTGATATGAAGGTTGTAGAATTTGGAGGTTTTAATTATTATGTATATCTCATTGAAAAACTTAAAAATCTTCCTCTCACTATTAATTATGAAGGTGTTAAAATAGATACTGATATATTAACGGACTGTTTACAGCGAATAGCAACTGGGTGGAGTCGAGATTATAAGTGGTTTACAAGATATTTTGATGATAAAACAATGTTTTATTTAGAAGAACAACCAGAATTGGTAAAAGCTGCACAGATTATTGGTAAAAATCAAGAAGATAGATTTTTAGATATGCATAGTGGCAATTTTATGATTAGAAACGATGGAACCATTGTTATAACTGATCCATATAGTTAAGGAAATATGGTGCCACTAGTGGCACCATATCATTATTACTTAACTACAAAACCATCCGTTGTATTAATTATTACTTTTGCATCCTTATCAAATTCTTGCATGATCAAGTCTAAAATTCCCTCATCATTACTTAGATAATCTTTACGCCAATGTTTATGTTCAATACCGTTTTTGTCTGTATAAACATAACGATTTCCATCTTTGACTAATAATTTCTGTTTTTCAAAGATATCAAACAATCCAGAATATTTATCAATTCCTGTATCATAGGGAATAAAAACTTCGACAGCTTCAAATGGTTTATTATATCGAGTTTTTACAACCTTGCATTTACTTCTGATACCTCTTACTTCTGTAATCTTATTACCTTCTTCATCTTCTTTTAACTTATAAGGAATCATCGAAATAATAATACTACTTGCATAAAGGGAACCACTTCCACCTGAAATAATATCATCGGTATATTTGTCTTGACTAGAGTATACGTGATTTGTGCAAACCATACCAATATTCAAATCACCAAACATATTAACGCAATTTGTGATAAGAGCTTTTAGTTGCTTTGCTTTAATTCCCATATCGCCTTTTAGATCACCTTCGTTAAATTGATCAACTTGTGTAGGAGCTAAAAGCATACCGAGAGAATCAATTACAAATAAAACTTTTGGTCTTTCTTCAAGAGGAACTTCTTTATATTGTGTTACAAAATCAGTTATTACCTTGGCAACATCATTTATCATTGCCATATTAAGTTTCAATAATTTTTCTTCGCTGGTGTCAACACCCAATGCTTGTAGCCATTTTTCATCTAAAGCATTTTCACTATCAATTAAGATTACAAAAATATCTTTTTCTTGAGCATTTTTTACTACTGTTCCAGAAGCAATTAAACTTTTACCTGCGGCTGGAGCACCAGCAATTAATGTTACTTTTCCAAGTGGAATACCAACATCAAATCTACTTGATATTAAGTAATTCAGTGCAAAATTTCCAGTTGAAATCCAATCAGTTGGGTCATTAAAACCTATACTTAAACCTTCAATACTTTTAGTAAGTCCTTTCCTAAATTTACTTAAATCAAAGGGTTTTGCCATTTTTGTTCTCCTTGATATACTGTATCCATTCATTTTCCCAAATGGTTAGTAAGTTATAATGCTGTTTTATTTTTTCTTCTCGTATCATAGTTTGTGTATAAAGATATCCGAAAGTCTTATGATTCATTAGGTTTATTTTATTTGGATCATGTGTTTTTGGATTTCCGTGCCAAAAATCTCCATAAAATTCATATACTGTGTTTGTTTTTGGATCATATCCATCTACAATATTTCTACCAAGATTTGGTAATTTAATCTGTCGATTTTCTTCCAATATTCCAATATAATTTAACCATTTAGTTTCTGGCTTTGATACTCGTGTTGTGCAATTCGGACATCCATATCCAGATAAATGATCATTGGGTTTTTGTAAAAAACGTTCATGCTCTGGACATATAATAATTCCCTTAGTAAGAGCGTCAACATAAACAAATTCATCATAATTGAATTTGTTATTATGAAGTAACGATGCTTGATCTATAAATTGTTCTAGTGTTTTCTTTTTTGTTCCGCCGCATTCTGGACATCCTTTCCCATTCATATGATCAGATGGGTTTTGTAAAAATTTTCCATGAATAGGACATATAATTATACTCTTTGTATGAGAATTAACATAAATAAATTCATCATAAACGAATTTATTATTATGAATTTTGGTTGCATGTTCTTTAAATTTTTGTCGTGCTTTATTATTTTGATTCCCACATTCTGGACATCCATTTCCTGATAAATGACTCATTGGGTTTTGTAAAAATTTTCCATGAATAGGACATATAATTATACTCTTTGTATGAGAATTAACATAAATAAATTCATCATAATTATTATTTTTATCTGGGTGTTTCAGTTTTGCTTTAATTATAAACTCTTCTTTATTACTCTCTAGTAGTGATGAGCATTTTGGACAATTTTGTCCTCTTAAAGAATGATCTGCTCGTTGTTCATATACTCCATGTTCTCTACATATAATAATGATTGGATATTTAAGACCTTTGTATACTAGCAACGAAATATCATATCTATTTCCATGAATTGAAATAAATTTTTTAATAAATTGTTCTTGAGATGTTTTTTGCATAATTTTAATAAATGAGGTAGTATTTTTCAACTACCTCATTTTGTTATTTATACCTTTGCTTCTGCGGCCTTCTTGCCACGTTCACGTATCATTTGTAATACGGCTGCGGCAGAAGTTTTTTCTGTGGATGGTGCTGTAACCGGGCTGGTTTCAGTTTGTGCTACTGAACTAGTTGAAGCAACATTTTCTGTCTTGGTAGATTGTGTTTCTTCGGAAGTTTCCTTATCACCCTTTATACCTGCTGGACGATAATAAGCACCCCATCGTTCGTTATCATATGCTTCGCCATCAACAGATGCTTCAAACATTTCGCGAATGATAACTAGGTCTTCCGCCGTTGGCTTCTTACCAAGAAAATCATTTAGATTTGTCAAACCATACTTTTCAATAGCATCAAGTTCACTCTTTGTTAAAGGACTTTCTCTACGTGCATATGAAGAAGTTCCGTAATCAGCATATGGTCCCTTGACTGTTTTTACAATGCGGAAATCTGAACCCTTTTCATAATCACAGGGTAGATTTAACATTTCTGCATCCATTAGACCAGCCTTAACTAAATTGAATAATTGTTTATTCAAGCTAAATCTACGAATTGGATTTTCAGGAGTCTTATCATCTGCAACAGTGTTCTCACGAACAAAACCTTGCATAATGAATTGTGGCTTCTTCCAGTAACGGTTAGCCTTTTCCTTTAAGGCTTCATCTTTATACCAAGCACGAACTTCGCTAAGAATAGGACATCCTTGTGGATATTCCTCGCGTCCAAACATTTCTACGCATGGTACAGAAACGGTGATTTGTTTTGAATCTCCACCTTTAATGCCATTAAAAGGCAATTTAATTTGTTGTTTTTCTACCCAAAAATATGAGTTATTTGTGTTACCGTCAGGAAGGAATCGAATAACGGTAGTTGAATCTGATTTAGCATTCCAGAATGGATAAAAGGCTGAATCAAAATTTCCACCTTTGTTCTGTTCAGCTTGTGCGAGTCTTGCTCTAATATCTGCTAATGTTGTATTTGTATTTCCCATGATGTTTCTCCTTGTTTACCATGTAATATAATTTTGTAGTTCCCATGTTGTCCATGTTTGCTACTATTAAGATAGTAACACTGTTATTTATCCTTTGCAATATATTTCTTTGGTTATATTTAAAATTATTTTAGTTATATGTTAGATGGCCCTTTATTTCCCGGTTTGTTTGAAAATCCAGCAGAATTAGGTGATAACTTACGTGGTGCTTTCGCTAAATCCGCAATTCTTGTTATCTCTTTATCATCGGCATCCTTGTCTTGTTCTGGAGAGTTTAATAAAGAAAATGGTGATAATTTTCCAGTTGTATTTTTATGTGATGCTATTTCCTTGTTACTTCTAAAATGATTTGGAATATTATTTGAAATATATGTTAACGGCGAATTTGCCCCGGCACTAGTTGGCACATCTGCCTCTGTTACATTGTTCTTCTTAACAAGATATTCCAACTCTCCCTTAAAATCTGGTTCCATTAGAACACTAACAGCAAATGAAATTGTATTTAATCCTTTATCAATTGGTTTACCATTTCTAGACATAACCCAACCAAATTTACCATCCAATACACCAAAAATTACTTGATAATAAGATCGTTTCCAAATTTCATCATCACCCTGTTTAACTACTTGCTCAAATTCCAAATTAGTGAGCATCTTAGTCATTTTTTCTAATTCTTCTTTTGGATTTTTACTCTTTTTTTTAAACCCAAAAATTTCATTAATTTTAGATTCTGTAATATTTGATTGATTTCTTTGATCGGGGTCGATATCTGTTGGTTCATTTTCTCTTACACGCGAATGCTCAAAATCTTCTGGTTGAAAAGGTAAATCTTCATCATTCAAAATTTCTTGACCTTCACCTTGCCCTTTTGCAGCAGATACCCAATCATTAAATGCATTTTCTTCGGGTGTTTTATTACTTTTATATTTTTGATATACACGATTAATATATGGAAGAGCCATGGTGTTATCTTCATCCATTTCTACACCATCAAAAATATCTTCAAACATTTCATCATCGTCTTCTAATTCACCAGCATTACCAGTCATAGTTACGCTATTTTTAGCATAGCCTCCTTTTGTAGAAAGACTAGCCAATGTTTTCTTAATTTCTAAATATCTTTCACGGCCAGAAGCTAATGCTTCCGATGCATGATCATTTGAAAATTGAGAATTTTTATATGTTCTATAAAATTTATTCAATGATAACATTTCTTCTACTAATTGACAAATATCACGGCCAATAGAATCGTATGGAGTTCCACCAGATTCAATATGACGCGCCATTGCTCTTGCTGCCAATAAAGATTTAAACGGAAGTAAAAATCTTTCACCTTTTCCATTTGATAGATAAATTTTTTGAATTTTTCGTGAACGACTATTTTTTATTTTTGGATCGACTCTTGCACTATGTTTAATAATTATATCCATACTACCCAATGGTTGTTTACTGGTTTTTACTGAACCATCAATTGGTCCAAAAGAACTTTCAAACATTGGTTCAAGGTCTTCTTTTACAAGTTTTAAATCTTTTTCAACATCTCGTCGTGTAATTTGACTTTTATTAATATTACGAACATCAAAACCAAGTAAATGCATCTTCGCAAATTGACGAATATCTTGAAGAAATGCATACCATTCTTTTTTGGTTTTTGCATCTGAATCTGCTAAATCTTGACCAAAATAAATCTTAATTGAATTAGAACTCTCTCCATCATCAAGAAGCGATATAACTACACTACCTTTATCTTCACCTATACTATTAACATAATTAAAAGAAAAAACTTTAATTTTGGAAGGATCAGAAGTGCTGATACCTTGTTCGTCAATTGAATCAGCTATTTCATAGCGATCTTTCAAAAGGTCTATTATGTCTGACGAGATATTTTCTACTGGTTTTGGCATGTCATTCCTCTTGAGGTATTTATCATAAAAACAAAAATGGGCAGAAATTAATCTACCCATTAAAATTATTTTTTAACAGGAAATATTCCTGCATGATATAACATAGATAGACCTATATCTCCTAACAAATAAGTAGAATAAGCATTATTATCTTTAAACCAAATTTTAATAGTTCTACAATCGGTTTCAGGAATACACCAACGAACAGAGCGTTCCATAATTTCCAATGTTATTTGTTCTCTAAAAGGCCACATAAATACCTCATATTACATATGTATTTAGGTCCACAGAGATTTTCTAATCTTTATTAAACGGATCATCATTTCTGTTTCTTCTTTTTCATAATCTGCTTCAATTTTGTTTAATGCTTTAAGTATTTTTGAAAATTTGATTTTTTCTTCTTTAGTTTCATCTTCTCCAAGAGAATCTAATAGATTATCTACATCTCCAGATTTTGATCTTTTTGAATCACAATAAGCACTCCATCCAGAAATATCTGATGGATCGGGTCTGTTCCAATAAACATCAGTATACCATGTATATAATGCTTTAATTTCTTTTGCTGCAATAGCTTGGTGAGTTGGTTTTCCAAATAATTTATTTGTTGACTTAATACCATCATTTTCACCATAAACTAATGACATTTGCCAATCTAAATTTTCCAAACCTGCTTCTTTACTTCTCCATCCTTTAAAAAGAAAAATATTTATTCTGGCCCACCATGGAAGTTTGTATTTATCGTTACTCCAAGTAGCCATATGAGCACATTCTTGTTCGACAAAATCAACAAGAGTATCAAAAAGACATGGAATAAATCTACCATCCACATCATACCACTGTCCTCTCTTTAAATGATCTTTGTGAGCTACAAGAGCATATGTTTGATCTATCCAACGATTACGAACATACCAACGAAAATTATTGAATAAATCGTATGGTAGATATAGAAAATTTTGAATTTTATCTAACAATTCTTCGGCGACCCAATAACGAAATTGATGAGCCGTTTGTGCATTCACTCTCCATTGTCTCCAACCCTTTGAAGAAGCAGAATATGGTTTTGCTGTTCCTCTAATCCAATTTGCAAATATACTGCATGACCAATAATTATTTCTCATTATTTTCCTCTGTTTTCTTTAAAAACTCATTCATTAATTTATTATTATTCCAAGAGCACTTTATCGTATCTTCCGAATCTGGTTTATCATAATCATAGTCGTGATCTGGATATGGAATATTTCCCATATTTGGATTTTCTGGTTGTGGAATTTCGTATATAGTTTCAAACTTTGACATATTATTGCCTCTTAATTTTTCTCTTCAAGACGCCTAAGAATCTCATCATATCCAGATTTCAGATTACGATAGAAGGTCGGATTGCTGTGAATCGCATACGTCGCTGCGAAATGATCTACCAATTCCTTATTAGTCATTGTTGATGGATCGGCGTCAAATAATTTACGGTCAACTTCTTTTTCTGGAGCTACACATTCCTGCAAAGCGCCAAGAGCATAACGGAGATAATTATTTCCATCACCTTCGCGCCGTTCACGCGGAATATTTAATTGATCTTCTACTAATCCTGTAATACGTTTAATTGCAATTTTTAACCGTTCAACTTCTTCACTATCAGTCATAATTTTACCCCCTTAACTGTTAACCTCTTTATAAAAATCTTTTTAGCTTTTTCTTTTATGCTTTCTGTTATTGGATGATTATGTGATAGTCTGTATCCTGATTCTCCATATCCACACGTTCTTCCATCATTAGTTTTAACCATACATGGATTGAAAGTATCACAATATTTTTCATATTCATGATGATATGATTCATTATCACAATTCCACCCATCTTCATCATAATCTCCTATTTCATACTCTTTTTGAAGATTATTTTCTATACACCATTCTTTAAAATTTTTGGGGTCGGACCATTGATCTGGCCAAACGTCAGTCTTTGAATTACGATTATAACAATGATATGAATCATAAATCAATGTTGTATGACTACATTTAAATTCATAAACGTGTTTGGTCAAACCTTTATTGGTTATAACCGATGTGCTAATTGGTTTAAATTTTTCCATATAATTGCCCTTCAAATTTAAAGTGGGTGATTTCTCACCCACCTGTTAAACAACTTCCTCAGATTCAGCCGTTTCCATATCAGCAACTCCAGCATCCAACAGAACAGATTCATCCATTAGAAATCTGAAATTCTTCAATTTATAACTAGAACATTCGTTAAGATGATCAACCCTAATTACAATTCCTTCGGCTGGCAATCCCTTGTTATATACACAGTCTTGATCATGCACATACAAAGTTCCCAAAGTTTTCAGCAAATTTTCTTGCCAATCGCGAATATCCATAGAACTATCATATGGAACCAAAGTGCTTACTGGACCATAATACAGTTCCTTAACCATTTCCAGACCATACTTGGTGCAGAATTCCTTCATTTGAGGCCATGAAAGTTCAAGAGTCAATCCTTCGTTATTAGTCGTAACTACACGATAAATAGCAAACCGATGTTCTCCAACGGCACACCCATAGTGGTATGCTCTGCCACCAGAAGCAGATTGAATTGCTCTGCCTGTAGGTGTATATCCAACAATTTCTCCATACAAAAGGAAGCTATTTGGAATCTTGTCAGAAATTTCTTTAGCAACGATTCCCCAAATATCTTCCGTGTAGAAATGAAGGCCATTGGACTTATCAACACCATCAACGGCCTTAATAACTTTGCGAGAACTGTAAGTAAGACCATAAATATGTTCTTGAATTCTCACACCAATCTTTTTCAGAAGACGTTCATACCAAGTCAACTTGCGAATAACAAGAGGCTTTCCGATAATTGCAGAAGTTCCGTGTTCTTTGTCCGAAATTGAAATAATATCGAACGGAGAAATCTTGTGAATATTCTTGCGAAGATTCTCAGTATCAAAATGAAATCTCCACTGATTATCAACAATACTATCGGCAAGTTTGGCAACCTTTGCCTTGTTCTGAGGACCAACATTGGTGCTCTTGGGAACATACTTACGGCAAATTTCATGTGTTCCAATCTTATCAAAAGATTTTCCAACCCAAGGAACTAATTGTGCTGAAACTGGTCCTTCGCTATAAGAACTGTAAAATGAATTCAAATAATCAAAACTGCTAATTGGAACCCACAGACCTTCGCTCTTAACTCCGAGGAATTTAGCACATTTAATTCTACAATGTTTTTCAAAATACCCCTTTTGAAGTGGGTCAACATTACCAAATTCTGACTTTCTATACAAATTGTTTGCGGAAACGAATTCATGCTCCAATTGACATTCAGCAGGAAAAAACACACCAATATTTCCGGCTTTTGCTTCTTTAGACACAATTACATTATTTCCAAAAATCAAAGCAGATTTAATTTTATCTGCTTTTGGAATAGGAACAAAATTATCGAGCACGACAACTGTCGCGCAATAATTTTCATTTTTTGGTTTTTCAAGCCTCATATTTTCTCACTTTCTCTTTATAAACTTCCCACAAATTTCACATCGCGGAGGATATTCTCCATAACCATGTATTGGACAATTTTCTTTTGGTTCCAATGCACTTGAAGAACATTTACAAGTTTTTCCTTCTCGGCATTTATGATTTGTTTTCATTCTTATACCTTTATTATATCAAATTTTTATTTGATTGTCAAGATATTTAAATCGTAAATTTTATCCAAAAATAGATGCTGTATATTTGTTTTGTGCCGATCTATCAGAAATTTTTTGTTCTGCTGAACAATGTTCACGATACCACGTTTCCGGCCAATGTTCCTTAACCCATTCATCATTTTCTGTAGGGTCTTGTTCACAAATATCACATGACAACCCTTTATCATAACAAGAACAATGATACCCACTATCACTCTTTAGGCACCCGCTATGTATACTATATTCAGATGCTAAGTATTCATCACCATTAAAATCAGCAAGTTGTTTTTCTTTTAATGTCATTAAAAAATCCCCACTTATTCGTTTGTATAGTCTTCTATTTTTAAAACATTTGGTGGTATTGAACCTTGATATATACATTGATCTGTTTCACGCAAACTTTCGCGCCAGTCTTCGATATTACTATGATCGATATCACCATATAATTTAGATTTATCTAAATTTTTAATGTTTACAGAAACCAGAACAATATTGTTATATCCAGTCCTATCTTGGTCTGATTCTGCGTATTCTAAAGCTAATTGAGGGTTATCTGTTAAATATATAACATCATGTTGACCACCACTAATTAAACCATATTCGCGAATTTTGTCGGCTGATTCTGATGTTCCATGATATAAGATAAAATTAATTACTTCTTTTGTCTTCATTAAAACTCCTCAATTGCTCCGCGAACAGGAATACAGAATAGATCAGCCGCTTTCCACATTCTACAAACACTTGGTCGGTCGTCTAAAACCATTAAAATCTGTGACTTGGGCAATTTCGCTAAAATATCGGATTTTACATTTACATCTGGTCTACGATCCGAACCGCGTCTCATAAACAGATGATCAAAATGAATTTTTGCAACATGATGTAGCCAATACAAAGTTTCCAATTGATAGGTATCTGGTCTTCCACTAACAATACATATCGTATAGTCTTTTGAGAGTTCGTTAACCCAATCAATAATATGTTGAATAGGAACATCATTTACCATTTCAGTAAAATAACCATACCAATCTTTTACTTTTCTATCACCAGTAATAGATACATAATGCTCTCTATGTTCGCACGAAGAAATTGAACCGTCGATATCCACGATTACTAATTTCTTCTCACCGAAATCAATCATACCAGCATCAAGAGCCATTCGTTTAATAATAACTTCGCCAACTGGCTTCTCTCTTTTACTATCGCGTTCAATACAAGTTGTGATATCTGTATTCATATCATTCATTTCAAAAGTAACATTATTATCTTTACAAAAATTCTTCCACATATCTTCGTGTGATCGTTGGAGATTTGTATCATCAATTGTTGGTGTCATTTTATTTTTAATGAGAACCTGAGCAATTGCCTTTTCAATTTCAACAACAACTTTTTCACGTTGACCAGACCAAACACCATCAAATAACATTGAGCGCAAATCGTCACGATTAACGCGGCCAGCCGAGCCACTATCTTTCACGAATTGTTTGGTAACAGTGCTCTTTCCAGAACCCGGAAGACCACGCATCATTCTAAGTTTCATTTTTACACCCAATCATCATATGTTTTATATTTTTCCAATGCGCTAACAACTGCACCAACAGATACCGCGAGAGAAGCAGCTAAATTTTCTGGTCCATTGCCTTCTCTAACCATAATTTGACAACTCTTTGGAAGAGTAGCAATAACAGCACGAATTTCACTTTCCCAATCGATTTCGGATGATTCACATACTGGGGCCAAACAAGATGGAATTTCATTCAATCGTGATTTACAAATATCACATAACTTATATGTAACTGTTTTGTCCAATGAAAAACATCGGCATTGTTCCATTACAGTTCCACAACCCTTACATTTAACAACAAAATGAGTCATAATTATTTTCCTTGTTTAACTGAAATAACATACGGAAGGACAACCTTATCCAACCAATTAAAAAGATATGGAAGTTCATCTGGAATTCCCATAATATTTGTGCAGCAAATATCACATAAAAAGTCGTCACCACATGCGTGAACATCATTCGACCCGCACAAGGCACAAGTGTTTTCCATATTTCTCCTATCTATAAAAACATTTTTATTATTGTTATAAAAAATAATATTGCTGCAATAATTAAAGTTATTAAAGAAAATATCCATTCATTATAAAGTTGAGCAATCAAACCAACATACATACATATGCTTGCAGCAAGCAGATATTGAATGGATATTTTCTTTGTCATTTTAACTACCAATAAGCCTCTTCCTAATTTCAGTAAGAGAAGGAAGATTTTTTAATTGTCCATCACGAAAAATTTCAATAAACTCTCCCATATTATTAATGTCTGTTTGCTGATCATATAATACATAATGATCATTTTCGTGTTCAACTCTTAATAACCCTTTTGCACTCTTTTTTAATTTACTCTTGTCAGTCGCGGGGTCTTTATATAGTTCCAACATTTTTCCATTAACTATTGCGGCAGTTGCTTTCACAGCAATACCCAAAGTGTCGCGAGTCGAAAAATTATATGAAAAACTTCCAATACCAAAAACAATATTATTAGATGCAAAACCCTTTGATTCTAATCCACTAAGTATTGCTTGTGCTCTATCCAAAGTAATGCTGTCTCCATAAATTAGTCCAATATGGCTATCAAGCATTTTATACCCTTTATCAGATATAGTTCCACCGAAAATTTCCCATAGACATTCTACTGCGCCCTTTTGTTCTGGTGTAAGGATGGCAGGTTCAAAACTAACCAAATCAGAACCATCTATATAATAGTATTGTTTATCGTATCTATTCCAATTAATATTAACCTTGGCAAGATAAACAACATCATTATATCTGAAATAACCTTCTACTTCTCCAACACCGCATTCTCCGTGTGCTGTTTCATCAGAAACATTTTCAACCAACCATTCTTTGGCCCAAGCCTTTGCCTCTCTATAGTCTTTCACTTTATTGGTAAGATTTACAATATTAACATCACCAATAATAATCTTTACAGGATCACCGCTATCTGGTCGAATAACCATTTTTCCGTTACGATTCATAATTACATTTTTTAATTTTTTGGAAATATTAGTTACAACATTCCAAAAATCAAAAGTATCGCTAACAATACTGATTATTCCAGTTGGTGCAATTTTTGTAATAAGTCGTTCAAAGAAGATTTCTTCGGCTTGACTTAAATATTCTGTTTCTGTTAAATTTTGATTTTCAAGTTTTAATCTTTCAACTTCCAACAAAATAGAAGTCTGAGATACACTGTGTTCTGTTGCTTGGACGGAACCACCAACTATTTCCTTTTCGGCATCAGCTTTATAATAATCTTCAAGATAATCGATGCTACTTACGGTATCGGTTCCATAAAAACTCAATAAGTGACCACTGCCTGTTCTGGCGGCATCATGATTTCCGCTCATTCCACGAGCACTAAAATCATGGCCCTGCCATGGAACAAATTCTTTCGGTGCTCCTGTTAATGTTGCATATCTATCAAGCAATCTTCTATATTCATATGCTAATGTGGCGCTTACTAGAGGCTTCCATAGTTCAGCAGAAAGAGCCGTTTCTAGATAGTTAACGAGCCAGAAAAATTCTGGTTTAGTGTTATAAATGATGAATAATGGAACACGAATATCTACTCTCTCACCTTCTGGTAATTCAAAAATAGCCAATGGCAAAAATCCAACATCATGTAATGCAGAAATATGATCAATTGGAACAACATCTTTTCCAAGAGCGTTATCCATACGTCTCTTATACTTCCGCAATACTTCTTCCTTTGGAAGAGAAAAGAAATTATTATCCCATAACTCTTTTAGTTCTTGTACTGCTCCAGCACCACCATAATTTACAATCTTGTGATCGAAATCTGGCAAGGCGGTGATAAACTTATCGCTACGTGGAGTAAGGTTAGAATAAACCAAAGTGGTTCCAATTGGATAATGGTTTCTGTGTAATGTTTTATAAAAATCAATCGCAGTAAGTGGATTTTGCTTCATAATAAATTCCTCGTTTCGTATATTCAGTATATCAGATATTTGTTAAAAATACAACTACTTGGCAATTTCCCATTGTTTATTTTTTGTTGGACAGAATCTCTCCGCAAAATTTTCTGCATCTTTTTCAGAATTAAAATCGTATGATGCTGTTGGCATGTCTTTTCTATCCAATTCAACTTCCCATATTTGATTATTTTCTGAACTATACATACCGGCACAAATATTATATAGATTTTCTTCACTATGAAAATTTGGATGTTCCCACATCCAAAAATATCCAATACCTTGTGATGATATAACTTCAACACGGCCACAATATTTTGTTGATATTGCTGCTGTAAAAATTATATAGGATAATACCATTATACCAATTCCAATTAAAGTTAATGATTTATTTATCATTTATGAATCCTTTTATTTTTATAGATAATAACGATGGATGAACTACTTGGTCTGTTGATGCAGCCCACTCTAAAAGAGAATATAATGTATCTTTTGGCCATTGTGTTTTGTCACCCAAAATATAAAATCCACCCCAACGCCTGTCAATTGTAACGGCTACCGTCATATTATCCTTTCTTACCAACCAGTTTTAAATGTATGACATTTGCATACTGGACATGTTGTAATTTTTGGTTTTTCATTACCAACAGGAATTCGTAATCGTGAATTATGTCCACAATTTGTGCAATTAGCATCTACGCTATAAGTTTCTCCATTGTATGTTGGAAAAACATAACCAGCGCCCTTCATATCACTATATTTACTCATATTAATTTCCTTTCTCTTTATCTAATAATTCAAAAAATGCATCTAATTGATACATAAGTTCTTCGCCGTTATCGCCATCACCGCCGCACTTCCAACAAAATGAATCTTCGCAGTCATTATAATCAATATCCTGCAAAAAATTCATAATGCGTTGAGACATAGCATGATGATCTGTTCCATTTTCCCATCGGGCATTTGTATCTGTTAATCCCAATGATTTTGCCTTTTTATAATCTTTTGAACCCATCATAATATTACTTTCTTACTACTGTTAAATAAGGATTAGTTAAATCAACTTTTGGAAACGGATTGGCAGTATAAATCTGGTTTATTCCTGCATCATGAAGAACATCAATACCCTTTGAAAAAATACCATGGGTTACATATAGAGAAATTTGATTTTTTCCACCATTAATACTTTTGCGAATTGCTTTAGCAAGTTCTGTGAATGTTTTCCCACCTATACAAATATCATCCACAATCAAAAATTTATGGCCAATCAATTCATTTGGAATATTAATTTCTGTTCCGGTAATTTCACCAGTATTCGTATTACGAATTTTACTGGCAGTGATCATTGGAATTCCATACTTCTTGGAAACCTTTGCTACTTTCTTCATAGCTCCAGCATCAGGAGATACTAAAACAGTTCCAGTAATAAATGGATAAATCATGTTTTCCATCAAAATTTCTGGTCCAATATTTACGACATTATCAATCAATGCTAACGCAACATCACTATGTGCGTCCCACACTTCTACTTCTTCAAATTTCAAAGCATTGATAAAATTTGCCATGAACTTTATCGCCAAACTTTCACCGGGATACGCTACTCGATCCTGTTGACAGTATGGAAAATAAGGACAAACCAAATAAATCTTTAGATTATGGTTAAGTCTACGCAATGCATCTGTCAATAGACCAAGTTCAAAAATCTTTTCGGTATTAAATAGATGTGCCGTGATTCGAATTTCCTTTAAATATGTAATTCTTTGTGGTTCAAGAACTCTAACCTGCACTTCTCCACCGGGAAATACAAATGAAGTATATTCAATTTCGGTTAGATCAGGTAACGCTTCGATAATAAACATATTTTTCCTTTTCTTTATAAGAATATCAAATTTAATTGGAATAGTCAACTACTTAATATGTGGAACTGCAACCACCAAAAATATATTTTGATTAATTACTTAATTTCTTTCCATAATGTAATCATACTTGTAATAATATTCCTTACAATGTAATAAAAAATAATACCAACAGCATTACCAAACAATATGTATGTTGTTTCAACATACCATTTTTGATTATATTTTCCACTAAAAATATAAAATGTAATGATATCCCATATAATAATAAAAAGAATAGGTAGCCAAAATCTATAAAATTTGTAATGTGTTTTAACTAATTCAAGATCAGAATATTCAACAATTCCATCTACGATTACTGTTGGATCATCGGTGCATCGCAATTCTACGTGTCCCAGAACATCACATGGTTCATTTACAATTTCAAAAAAATGATCATAGTAATCATCATAGAATGGAGCAAACGGTGTTTCATATACATATGATTTAAATTTATAAATTTTAGTTTTTGTGTTCATTAGATAATCCACCCTTCAAATGATAATATTCATATTTTGCATCCATATCTTTCATCAAAGATGCAGCCGCTTCTGTTGTTTTTTTAACCTCAGAAAATTTCCATTGTTTTAATTGCAGTCTTGCTAATCGTTCATATCTATAGAGATTTCGAGTCTGTTGTTTGATAATTTTCTTACTTTCCAATTTTGAAAACGGGATAAAATATTTTGTAAGAAAATCTTCCCTCGATTTATTTGATCGAAGAGGCCATTCCTTATTACATGCATACGCAATAGGGGTTCCAAATCGAGAATACAATCCACTCGGACAAGAAACAACAACGCTTCCATATTTTACAATTCGATCAATTATTTCTTGCTGAATTGGATTCATATTATCTCCAAAATGTTTGCGCTACTAAATCTTCAATTTGATTATTTAAATCTGTTTGCTTGTCAAGAAAATTAGACAAATCAGTTGATGTTACTCTGCCATATGAATTATAACTTGCGTCACCGGCCCAACGTGTCCATTTTGACCGAATAATTGCTTCAATTTGGCGATCATTATAGCGCCGCCGCCGGAGCATCCGAATACAACCAGACCAACCATTGCGATATCTATCGGTTGAATAAGCATTTGACAATTCTTGTGCAAAATCTGAAATATTTTTCATTTATAAATCCTCTCCTGCGTCTCTTTCTGCTTGTTCCGATCTTTCAATATCAGCCGTTCTTTTTGCAATCAAATTTGAAGCCTTTATAAGTTCCGGTGAACTATGTAACAAATCCCAAGCTGCTCTAAGTTCAACAACATCTTTTTCAAATGCTTTTGTTCCTGCCCCATAATTCACTTCGGACCAATGAATCAATTCATCGCTTGGATGAGCTTCTATACCCCACCAATTTTTCTGTTGAATTAAATTATCAAAACCTCTATCACAACCGTGACAATAATAAACAGTTGGCGCATCGGAATTTTCTTTGTATATTGGACTATGCCCACAATTTGGACATGGAACTCCAATAAAATAATCGTTGATAATTTTACTGCTACTGTCCATAAAATTCCTTTCTTATCGTGCAAATGATGTAAGAGAATTGGTGCAAACCATACCAATAAATTTTCCAGTTTTTACATCGCCAACATAACAATGACCCATTGTATTAGCCTTTGGGCATCCATGAACATTAATGACGCGAACT